TGGTTTTTTCTGATATTCTTTAGGCATTATCTATCTGCTTATTTTGTGATCTAGATTTATTAATTAAATTTTGTAATTCAGTTGTAGATCCAACATATATTGAATTGTTTGTAATATTTGTTATTTTTTCTTTTTGTATATTCTCAGATTTTTCATGAACAACCATTAAATCTTTATTCATATCTGAAAGAGTTTTTAATAATAATGCAGCCACTTCATATGCTCTTGGAGAATCACTAGCAGAAGCAACTTTTAATATACCATCTAGTGCATCCATTCCATTATCAATAAGCTCCTTCATATTTGTTCTTGCTGAATTAAAATCAGCATCAAGGACTTCTTCTTTTGATCGTTTAATTTCTTTTACGATCTGAATATCCTTTTTTTCAGGAGCTTTATCAAACGTAGTCTCTAAAGCTTTCGATATATTTTCAAATGGATCTTTTGACATTATTAAACACCATCATAATAAGTTATGCTTCCTGTAACTGAATTTCCAGTATAACCTGGACTTGAAACAAGATTCGATGGATTAGATTGCATTGTCATACCATTGTAAATATTAACCAATGCATTCTCTATAATACCACCAGAATCTCTCTTAATATTTCCATAAACATATGTTTTCATTGTAAAATTAAATACACTAGTAACGCTTCTTCTGGTACTAAAATCACCCTCATAATCTTCGGATGTACTTACATCATTTAATACTATAGGAATATCTACTTTTTCATTTAGTGAATTATAATTAATTGTTACAGTAAAATCTGGAGCAAAATATGGAATAATCTGCTCTATAATTTGTAAATTATCTTCAAGATTTCTAGTAAAAGAATATAGATTTAAATTTATATTATATGGTATTTCAACAAAAGTACTTTCATTATAACTGACTGTTGAATTTTTTTTCTTATAAATTCTATTTAATTTTCTTGTAGGATCATATAAAATATTAATTATCTCAAATCCCATCTTTGGGAATGTTGATTGAATATGGGTATTATCAGTTAGACCAGTTTCAGTAGTCAATCTATAGATAAATTTTTCTTTTGGTCCATATAAAATTGGAACTTTAATTCTATTAGTGATTTCGTCATTAGCATCTTTACGTAATATTGTAATTTGATTAAACAAAGTACCAAAAGCAACTATGTTTTTACGAATAGTTTCATTGTAAAATGATACATTTTCTCCAAACATTAGTATTTCCCTTCGCTAAATGGATCCGTTTCAGTAAAATCAAATAGATCTTTCTTCGCTCGTTCTATATCAAAATCAACATTATCACCATCACTTCTATCCTTAACTGGATCAGTTGGAATAATAGTAGTTGTAATTGAACGATTGAATCCAGTATATCCAGCACCCGATAGAGCACCAGAAAGTGTTAGACCATTTGCATATGTTCCAAGCTCATCAAATACGTACATATATGAATAACTGAATCCCTTTGTAAACTGTTGAACAGTTGCTGTATAACCAGAATGACTTACATATTCACCTGGTAAATAATTACCACCTTGAATACCTTTAAGTAATATTCTAGAAACAAATGATTTTCTATCCTTTGTGGCATTATCAAGTATATCAATTCCTGTATCGAATTCTTCATGTGAATACACGAATGCTTCTAAAGTAAGAGTATAGGTGGTGAGTTTTCCTAATTGATAAAATGGAATCTCATCCTCAAGCTTATTAATCTCAAAAATAGTGCCTGAGTATGGAAAATAAATCAAATCTCCTTCTCTTGGTCTTAATATTTCAGTATTTTTTGATTTTATTTCTTGATTGAATCTAGTTTTTGATACCTGAATCGTCATTCTATCGGTAATTAATACACCAAATTTACTTATTACATCAGCCTGTCCATCGAATGATAGTACTGTTTGCACATAACATTCTAATGGATATGCTTTTGTAAATTTAGATTGTATATCTTCACCTAAAATATTATCCAATTTAAAATATTCTCTTGGAATATAAAGAATATCTACACCAGTGACTTTAATAGTCTCTATGGTAAGATCATCTATTAATTTCTGATCTAGGTTTGAATATTTGAAAAATGGATTAGTTGCCATGTTATGCTACAAAGAAATTTACTGGCAATTCGTGAGTAGTTATGAATTCATTTTCTATGGCGACTATTTCACTAGCTGCTTCAGCATATATCTGTCCGCCTTTCATTACTATGCCACCAGGAAGCTGGACACCATCGTATTTTGCCATATTTGCACCCCACTGTCTTTTTATGAGTGCAGTTAGATATTTTTTAAGAAGACGATCATCAAATATTTTTGTATATTCTTCTGGATCAAGTGCTGCATATGTCTCAAATACTATATAATCACCAACAATTAAATCGGTCAAAGTCCCATCAATATGAATTCTATTGGTCACTTTACTGAATCGTAAAGCTTTCTCACCCTGAAAGAAGTCTTCAATCAATTTAATATATTGTTTTGTATAATGATATGATGCAAGACCCATTGATCCACCACCATTCATACCTCTATTGATACCGAAATAGTCAACCAGAGCTAATTGATATTTAAGATCAAACATATCAATATTAGCAAAATTACCAAATTGAAATAATTTTACTACTGAGATAATATCAGTACCATTTGGTCGTGAATTAGCATTTCCATCCCAACCACCAATATTATTTACATCAATATATTTGTTTATCATATCAGTTTGAGTAATTTGATATTTAAAAAATACTTTTTCAACACCATCAAAATGACGTTCTATAAAGAATTGTAAAGCTTCGTCAAGACGATCTTCACATTGTTCTCTATCTACGTTAATTTCAATAACTGGACTACCAAGAGTTCTTAGAGCATAATCTATAATAGAATCTCTTGAATTTGGTGCTGCCATAAAATCTCCTATTTTATTTATATGGAGATATTATTTATTAGTCGGTGCATGAATCGTTACTGGTATTTTTTCAAGATCCTTATATGTAAGATTATTTTCAATATAATATCTTCTCGTAATTGGTTCTTCGGCTTCTGAAGGATCTGATTTTTTGTAGTTAGAAAATCCTGGCATTTGAAGAGGACATGCTAATTTTGGATAGTCTAGTTTTGAATACTTATCGCCTTCTGCCACAAGCCACGTACCTTCTCTATCTCCACAACCACAGCCACCACAAAAGAATTTTCCAGATGTAGTGCTTGGTTTAAGATGTTCGCATGGTGGCAATTCTCCACCCTGCTTCATGTTTCCAAAGCAGGATGCAACTCTAAGTTGCTTTACAGGCAAACTAACTTTGTTATTTGAAACGCCCCTTGAAACAATTGCTGATGCAAAATTTTGCATCATTGTGACTTTTTCTGCAACTACATTTTCTTTTTTAATTTCTTCTGTTCTAAATTTAGCATTATCTTTATTTTTTCCACAATTGCAGCTCATGTTAGTATTACCTTTCTAAAAAATCTCACATTTCCTTTAGTTGTACTCGGAATCAAATAGGTTTTACCGAATTCTTCTGTACTATTATTTATACTTGTATTATAGTTTAAAAGCAGATTATTAAATCTACTTTGTTTTGTTTTCTGAGAAGTTAGATCTTCGAAGAAAAATGATGATGATGTTAAATTATTTTCGATTCCTAATATATCATTTAATGCAGAATTATTACGAATAGCATTATTTAGAAAATACAACTCAATAATGCTTGGAATATAATAATCAGCAAAACCATTTCTTATTTTGCCTTTAATTGTATTAAGAGTAATATTACTTAATCCAAAGAAACTATTTTTATTTCCATAACAATTATAGAAACCATCTGATAAAGAAGTTTCGGCTGGATCATATTTCATCTCATCTGATGTTAAAAAGGCTAGATTATATTCATCAAAGTCAACAATCAATGCCCATTTATTATATTGATCTCTTGGAGAATTATCTTCATAATATCTTTCTTCTGGCTGTTTAAGATTTAAAGATCCATATACTTTTGATTCAACTGAATTAACTTGAAACTTACCAATATAAATTCCACCTTTATATGAATCTCCAATCTTTAGATTTAACGCATCAAATGATGATTCTGACATAATTTCTGGCTCTATTATACGACCAGATTCAATAGTTGGAGTCTGGGGAGCGTAGGGATGATTGCAGAATATTGTTCCATTATCTCCAAAGTCGGAAGATGTCCAATAACCAGAACATTCATGAAGCATTTTAAGATCACATGAATATGAATATGCTGACTCACCCTTGGATAAAGTATAGCAAGTTCCTATATCAAAATTTAAAAATTCATCTGAACCAGTTGCCATTTTTGTAAATGTTGCTGGAGTTATATTAGATGGTTCACATGAAACTTCTTCACACGTTTTATCTGATGTGAAAATAGGTGTATTTTTTAATTCACCATTTTCAAATGTAATTCCTTTAAGTGAACATTCTTTTTCTGAACAAACATTTTCACAAGTTATTCCTACGGGAAATCCATTTGCATTATAATCAATAAAACAACATGCTTTTGGAATTCTAATATCTCTACCAGCAGAATCTAATTTAGAAGGCGATCCACCTATACGTGAACATTCACATCTTGTTACAGTTTTGGTTCCCCATGTTGGATTTGAATTTAGTATAGTAGAATCATCAATTACTTGTGTTTTTTGTGATGATGTAAGATACGAACAGGCATAACATAATATTTGTTCACCTTGATCTGGACATTCTACATCAGTGCCTGAAAAAAATGTTCCGCTTTTTACAAAACATTCATAAAATGAAATTGATTCACGACTTCCATCTGGAAAACAACAAGTGCCTACGGCCTTCAAATCTGGACCAAAATCTGCTACTGATTTAACTCTAGAACGAAATTGAATACTCATATTGATCCTTCACATTCATCAAAATCAGTCAACTCTCCGTCAGAAACAATTGGTAAACATAAATCTATATTATTTATTGTTACTTTAAGATTTCTAACACCAACAAATGGATTTGATGTACCACAATTTCCTATTTTTAATACACATTCGGGACAAGAGGAAAGTCCTAAACTTTCACATTCAGATCTACAACATGGATTTACAATACTCATACATTGTTTACGACAAGGATCAAAATGGGTAGATGAACAAGAATTTCCAACACAAGATCTAGTAGATGTTATAAACCCACTATTAGGGCTAGTTTGGCGTGTTCGTGGCAAACTACCCTCATCGGGACAATCTACTCCAGTAGGTTTATCAAAAAATGTTGGAGTACTATCTCCATTAATACATAAACCGCTAAAACTACACAAACTTGGCGCATTTTGACACAAAACATCTTCTTTTTCTGCATCAGACATTTGTGCATATGAGGTGGCTAAACATATATATTTTCTTAAATAAGTTACGATATCTTGTTCCTGTAATTGTGGACAATAAAAGTTATCAATATCAGATTTAGAATATAAATCTTTACAACTATAATTTCCATTCGCATCAACACCAAATATCGTATTAAATGCGTCATTCTGGTTGCTATAGCTACACAAGTTAAAACCATTTTTATATGCACAATATTCTGCTATTTTTTTATAACAATCTTTATATTTATTGCACGGAACAGAAAAAGCAGCTTGAATTTCTGAGCAATCAACAGGAGGTAAACTTTTTCGAGTACATATTGTATCTTTATATGTCTTGGCAACTGTAGACCAATTTCCAGCTAAAACATCTTTACAGTACTTATATTCAACACAACAACAATTTCGATTACTATTACAGTTAGTGGTAGTTTGTGGTTGACCCGCATCACCACCACCACGCCCAGCATTTCCGCCTCCACCAAAACCAGGCCATCCTACTCCTCCTTCATCACCTTCACCTAATATTTCATCACAATCAACATCATCACAACTCTTTATTTCTCCATCAAACAGAGTAAAAACAGCATCATCAGCCGTACATAAAGATTCTTGAACTTCTAAACATCTTCCTGGAGCACAACAAGCACCGAATGGATCATCCTCACAATTATTACTATTACAAACAGATCCTTCATAAAAATCACCAAGGCAATCCTGCTCATTAACATCGCTTGTGCAAGTTTCGTCAAAGCAACATGCTCCCTTACCTGGATCTGGATCATCTGGACCATCAGTATCACACGGTGATTCTATACATGTTGTATTTGCTGTAAAACTACCTTCAGCATCTTCACAATTAATCTGAGACATATCTGCACAAACACCATTTTTACAGCAACGTCCAGGAATACAAGCTACTTCAAAACATGTTTCTCCTTCAGTGAATATTCCACCTTGATTAATACATTCATTTTGTGTTTTATCTGAACATAAACCATTTATACAACATGCTCCAGTCTCTTGTGGATTTTGACAATCATCACAACTGTCTACAGATACACCACCAATATTCGTACATATAGAAGAAAGTACATTAGGGGTACATTCTTTATTTCCATTTGATAAAGTTTTACAACAAGTAACTGTATTCTGTGTTGGTTGGCAATTATTTCTCTGAGCGCATGTTAATATTGCCCAAGAGCCACTACAAGTGGCTTCTAATACCCCCTCTGTACAAGACGTTCCAACACAACATGAACCTGTAGGTTCAGGTGGTGCAAAACAATCACAATTTACTTCTTCACATCTAAAACCTTCACCGAGAAATATACCAGAGGCTTTATCACAATCAACTTTATTTAATTGAAAGCATCCCACTCCAGTACAACAGGCTCCAATACCTACAGTCTGATCACAACAATTTGCTTCACTACACGGTCCTTCTGAAGCCACGCCTTCAAAAAATTCTTCACAAATTAACTTAGTATAATTATCACCTAGACAAATGCCGTCTTTACAACAAGAAACTAAACCATCAGGTTCACAGTTATTAGGACATAATCTATTTTCAAAATTTTCAGCATCTGGATTATTTTCGTAGGCTCCACATGTTAATCCACTATAAAAAATTCCACCAAATGAAACACATTCAGCCGGATTTGAATTTTCAATACATTTTCCATTAGAACAACAAATACCTATTTCACCACATGATGTTTGACATGAAGTTAGAGGATAAAACGTGCCAAATAATGAATCACATGTTTCTTTATTCGTATAATCTTGACATTTCTGTGTAAGATCACTTGTTTGATAACAACATGAACCTAATGTATTTGATATTGTGCAAGTTGAGGTATCAACATCAAATCCTCTAGCGGCTACAGTTGCAAGCCAGGTTTCTCCCTGGTCTGTGGATGTAATATTAATTATTGATTTACCACATGTTAAATAATTTTCACCAGACTCAAAATAAATATTTGATGGGAAATGCCAGATATTTTCATTTTCTGGTATTAAAGTTAGTGATATTGATTCATTTGCTCTGAATGTTCCAGTAATACCAGCAATACCAATTGGTGTAGCAAGATAAAATACTCCTGCCGCATCTGCATCAAGATAGATTGGATCATCCTGTCTGAAAATTGGACCAACATAATTTATTTTTGAAGATGCATTTAATTTTGCTCTTCCATTACCAGAGCCAGTATCATTATATACTAATGTACCTTGATAATAATTTCCATCATATGATACACCAACTGAAGTGCTTGATATTTGTGTATTTGTCTTTAAATAAATTAATGTATTTTGATTAAGATTTGCAATATCAAGTTCAGATGGAGCCTCTGTTATATTTGTATGAATGTAAATATAATTTGAATCTTCTGTTAAATATAAAGATCCTGTAAAAGTCATTCCACGAATTGACACAGTTTGTGTACCAGAATCAAATGATGATATTAAACTATATGAGTCATCTGGACTAGTTGTACCAGAAATTGCAAATTCACTGGTTGCTCCACGAAAATTTCCGCTAACTTCTTGTGTCGAACCATCAGATAATGTTAAAATAATACTATTTGTAAATGCTTCAATAGACTGAATATAACGGCCATATTCACCAGTTGGTCCTGTAGGTCCAGTATTTCCGGTGGCTCCTGTATTTCCGGTGACTCCGGTTGGCCCTGTTGGTCCAGTTGGACCTTGTATAACATATGTTCCAATAGTACTTTTAGACATAATTTATCTCAATTTATTTAGCATCCATCTGGACATGAATCACATGTTTCAAAATCATAATCAATATAAGCATTTATGATTGAATAATTACATGTAGTATCAGTTGGAAGAATTACAATTGGTATTCTTCTTACTGGTCTAAGTGAAGCCGCTTTAGTGTTTCTTGCTTTTGACTGAACAAATCCATCATCAAAACTTTGAACAAGCATATTTTCACCATTACATATATTCATGCTTAAATCATACAAATCTGATTCATTAAGATTTAAATCACTCTTAGTAAATCTAAATTTAGAATTAAATGATCCTGAAGCAGTTTCAAATAATTTATATTTTGATTTATCATTAGGATTATTGTTATCCCATGAATGTAATGTACATAGACTTGTAGAACTCCAATAGTTAGATTCTGAATTTAATATTGAATCACCATTTAATAACATAGATGAATCTAGATCATTTTTATTGGCATAAATGTAATTTAATTCAATTATACTTGGAATATACCAATCAGTATATCCATTTATACCAGTTTGATTTACTATTGATATTTGTTTGGTGCAACTATCTGTTGAATTATTTGAATCCCACATATTAGAATAAGCGAATTCAAATTCAGTCTTACTTGATTCAATATTACTTTCATTGATATTATTTGCCCAATTTTTCTTACCAGAAACACTACCGTCATAGAAACAGAATCTATCGAATGCCAATGTATCTGTTTCGCCTCTGTACCAGAAGAAACTATTTTGTTTTGATGTTTCGTCGTGCATTCGTGTGGTCAATAAACCATCTAAAGGACATGTATTTATTGGTTCAAGATTTGAATTATTTAATCCCTTTATTCTACCTTCTGACATACCCCATTTGAGTGATTTATCTCCACCATTAAGTTCTATATCATTTGGTGCAACAATCAATGCCCATAGTACTGGAATTCCAGCCGAACCATAAAATTGCTTTGCTAATGATCTATAAGTATCTGATTTAGGTAGTCCAATGCCCTCAAATAATAGAACATTGTTTAATTCTGATGTAGGATATGATAATGCCTTTGCATATGGACTTGGTTCGTACATACCAAGATTTAGCCATTGTATATCATCAGCAGAACTTTCGGTTTTTCTAACTTTACCTTCATATGTTTGCATAACATATGGTGAACCACCTTTAAATAAACATTTATTTTCTCTATTATCTACTTGATTTAATACATCAGGATGTGTTCTAGCAAAATATTTAATATTTAATTTAGATGCTGGTAAATCTGTAGTACCAAATGTTTGACCAGATCCACCAAAACAATTTTTATATCGATAATCTACTCCACCAGATATAAATCCTCTTGGATAATATCTACATCCTAAAACTTGACCTTCTGCAATTAATGGAAATGAGAATGATGTACATGGAGATGGTTCACCAATAATTCCTACAAGATAACCACCACCAAGTCTTGTTCCTATATCAAGACATGGAATATTAACCGTGGCTCTACAAGAAAGATTATCACTAGAATTAAAATATTCAATTGAAGTATCTTTTGTACAACATTTTCCACTAAAAATACCTGGTCCTAAAAATATTCCAGCCTGTTCTTTACAAGTGTTAGCATCAGTTTGTACAATAGTTCCATCTGGCTTACAACAACCACCCTTTGATGTATCAAAACAATCAGAATCACAATCACCTGAAGAAGTATCACATATACCATCTTTAAAAAATGTACTATTATTCAATGATAAACATTCAAAATTTGTAAAATTATCAAAACATTTTCCATTTACACAACATTTTCCTGTTTCGATTTCACTTGGACAAGTTGTTGGGCATGTGAAATATTCATCACCACCACTTGTATTATTACATACTTGAAGTGGGTGGAAAATACCACCATACTTTAAACATAAATCTTGTGATGTATTTACACATTTATCATTTAAACAACATGCACCTTCTGAGAAACAGTCTCCATTTATAACTCTAGTCGAACATGAAGTTGTTCTAAAGCTACCTCCCATTGATAAACAATACTCTTCATTGGCATAATCAATACACTTAATATCATCAACAGTTTCATCTAATTCACAGAAACAACACGATCCTACATTTTCATTAGTAATTAATTGTGGTGTAAATGAATAACCACGATTATAAGTATTTTTAAGGAATGTTATGTTTAAATTAGTTGCTCCTGTAGAGCCAATATGTAATGTCTGATTTAATTCTATTTTATTATTTACATCAAAATTTACCTGATATCTTGAAAAATTTGGATTTATTGCATAAGCCGGATTAAAATTCAACAAAGTCGTTGATATTCCAGTAGCACCACTGAATCCAAGTATATTTTGTGTAAATGAAAGAGAAGTTCCATAATTAATATTATTATGAATTGCATGTCTTTCTGATGCTAATGGAATATCAAGCATAGAAATTCCATTATACCAGTAAGAATTTGGAATTCCTTTTGCTTTTGTTATTCCATAGATATATGCAATATTTCCAGTATCACCAACTGGATATACGCTATATGTCTTTCCTACAACAGAAATTTTATTAACATCTGAAGTAATCGACAAATATGAATTTGTTGATGATTTAAATGTTATACCTTTAAGTGCTAGAGTCGATCCTTCGGTTAAAAGTTGTACATTTAAATCTCTTAAGTCTGCGGTATTATGCACAATAACAGAAATACCATTTGTCGTATTACCCTTTAAAACAGCAAATTGATTAGTGTATGCTGATGTATTTCCCTGGATATCTAAAGCAACTGATCCAGTACCAGCAATATAAATTGTAAGATTTTTACCAGAAATATATGTAAATCCGGTAATCCCAAGGCCAGAAATACCAGTCGGTCCAAGTATTAATTGGCCACTTGCTCCGGTGGGACCAGTTGCTCCAGTAGCACCTGTCGGCCCTGTTGGTCCTATAATGTTGCTAGTATACGGTAGAAATGAACTTCCTATAGTCATTTTAGATTAGAGGCAAACGCCATAGTTTGTAAGTTTCATCGCCGGGTAAAGGATACGACCCATCACACCGTATTAGCTTAATTGGTCTGACTTTATATGTATTTTGTATTCTATTTGCTGTAATTGAATAATTATCTTCTGGACGAGCTGCATCGATATAATGAATCCATGCGTTAGATCCTTTATTTGATGTACTATTTGCATTTGCAGTTGTATGTGCTCCAGTAGAAGTCCAATATGTACCATCTAATTGAGAGTAACCAGATAATAATAATGATCCATTTATATTAAAATCATTTATTTCTCTTGTTAGATATGAAATAAAACCCAACTCATCATGTGATGGAATAAACCAACTTGACTCACGATCTGAAGTTGGTGGATTATCAATATTATATTTTTTAATGGCTTCGTAAATAGTCGAATCTGTAATTGATGTATCTTCCGAATATAATAATTTAGATGTCATTAATCTATGTGTATTATATAGACCATAATTTCTACGCCATTTTGCTGTATATCCAGATGATGATTGACTAAACAACCATTGTAAAGCACTTCCACTGGTTCTTATTGAAGAACTGGCGAAAGTATTGTTGATTATATTAGTATTTGATATAATACCCTCACCCTGATTAAACACAGATGTAGATGTTATTTCTTCAACTGTATTTGTTATAGGATTATAGATATTTCCCCATGCTATTTGTCCTTTAGACCATACAAATTCATTAGTACTATTCAATGTCAAATCATCTTTTGAGATAATCAAAATAAATTTATCGGTTTTTGATGTTCTTGTAATAAATGGCTTATCAAAGCCATAACCGTGAAAATCATATTTTATAGTATAATTATTTGATAATGTATCATTTAAATTAATCTGATCTATTGAATCAAAATTTGTATAATTATCTATAGTAGAAAATATAAGATTACCAAATATTTTAGATTGATCTAAATTAAATATACCAACAACTATACCACCAGCATACTCATCACCTTGCTTGAGTTCAGATATTCCTGGAATAGTCTGTGAACAGGAAATAGAATCAGGAGAACATGTATATGATTGACAATATTTTTGATCACCAAGATATGACTTACTTTCAGAAATACATTGACTGCCTGTATATCCATTTACACAACTAACACCAGAATCACAACAGCCACCAGATCCACCACTACAAATATTAGTGCTTTGATCATCAGGTTTACATTTTACTCCGATTCCTTGGAAAAAATATCCCTGTGATTGACAAACATTTTCATTTTCATCTTCATAACAAGTACCTAAACCATCACAACATGCACCAATTGTAACTGGTCCGAAACAGGCAGCAAAACAATTGAACCAACGTTCTGTTGTTTTTAATCCTTCATATGGATGGAAAACAAATTCTTTTTCATCAGCCATGGTTGAACATTGACAATATGTTGATTCATGTTGAGTATAAGTATCGTCGTTTATTTTTATACAACAACTTCCATTTCTGCTACAAAGAGAAGAATTACTTATTCTTTTAGTTGGTATAAAATAACCAGTACATCCACCACTTATACTTTCATATGCAGAAGACGAACAATTTCCTGAACAGCATAGACCACCAGTAAAGAATTGTTGTGTTGGTGCTCTTTCTTCATATGGATAACAAGTTGTACTTAAACTTTGTGAATTAATATAACTTGTCGAGCTTGCTGTGTCTTGTTCATATTGAACTGGATACGCTAAATAACGTCCACCTAATGATATTAAATTTAATGTATTATATTTTCCATCTGGACAAAAATACGTATTATTTTGCCATTCAAGTCCGGCTACATCAAAACGATTAAAGAAATTATCACCAAATGTAATACCGGAATCTATATCTGTATCATCGTCATACAATACATAATAAATTTTATTTGAATTTAAAACAAATGTATCAGGAAATTGAACAACAAGTCCTTTTGATAAAGTTCCAACTGGTGGTTCTTTAATAAAGAATACATAACCATTTATTTCATTATTAGTATTCAATGTAGTAGTATATGGATTAATATGAAATACTGAACCAAGTGATGAGTCTATTTTCCAATAAACTAATGAAGAATTAACCACTGTTGGTTTACATATTACAAGACTTTCTTGAATATTCTTATGTTGAATAAGAACTGATTTTTCAGTTTCATCGTAGTTTGTTGATGTAATACCAGCCTGATTTTGACCTGGTAGATTTTGTAATATATTTCCTAATGTTCCACCACTTATACCAATAAAGCCAATATTTATCGCATCAAAATCTATTCTGATTCTATTATCATCAATATAATTTACTCTTACATATGGAGAACTTGCAGAAGATAAACCTTTAAATATTAGTGTATCAACAGGAAATTCAGTATCGTAAGTTTGATCAGTTAGAGAACCACTTAAAGGACTAAAATTAGCAAGGCTGATACCAGTTAATTTAATTTTTGAATAACCATCTGCGCCTATAATCGCCTCAGATGATGATATAGTTGTATTATCACTATAATGAAATATAAAAGATTTATCTTGAGCTATTGTTATATTAGTAAGACTTGCACCAGGATTACCTGTTGCTCCTGTAATACCTTTACCAGTGGCTCCAATTGGTCCAGTTAAACCTCTTGGTCCAGTAGGACCAGTTAATCCTCTTCTATAGGATTCTATATCTAAAGAATAAACATAACTGCTTCCTGTAGATCCCATTATGAGTCACTTACTGGTACTTTATAACCGATATAATTTACAACCGTTCCTGTAAAATTTCCATGAGGAGCTACTTGATATACGGGTTTAACTATGTGATCTTGGATTGTTGGAGCCAATGACTCTAATTTTCCAGCAGTATTTCCACTTAAAAAGTAAATATCATGACCTCCAGCACCACCATCATCTACGTCAATAAATCCTGTCAAACCAATAGATCCATATAGCACGACATTTGCATTTCCAGAAACATCTACTGTTTCTACAATGCCAAATACTTCTGCTGTTGCCGGATCATCGGCTTTTGATCGTTTATAATATGCAGATGCACCACTATAGAAAATTACATCTCCAGCAGATAATCCAGGAGGAGCAATTTGAGCAGAAGCAATCTGTACCATTAGTCTATTACCACCTTCTGATGATAACTTAACTACAGTATTAGATGCTCGTATATTTGAACTAGTAGAGGATGGCATGAATTATTCCTTAGATTGGGTAATCTGCGTCTGCTATAAAGTGATAATAAACTTGATCATATGGCACATAACCATTCAATAAACTTATTTTAATATTATTTATTCTCGGTGTGGCTGATATTGCAGTTGAACCATCAGCACTTCGAATGGCACTATTATATCCAACAGTTCCATTTGTATATCTCAATTCACGTTGAGCGGATTGATTATATCCTTCACTTGTTGAACCGCTATATGGGGAATAAATCGAAACGCTTGGTGTAATACGCATATGAATAGGAAGTTCGTGTATTACTGATGCATAATTTGGTATTGTTACCAAATATGGTGTAGTTTCAGATGATACAAATGTTGAGGCTAAAGTTGGAGTGCCAATTCTTTCTTCTCTTGCATATGTTGAATAATAATATTGTTGACAATATTGTAATTGTTTACCATATGGATCAAATGAATGATGCTTAATTGATGAAATACCACTAGAAGCGTTGAATGATGCTACTGAAACATAAACATTTGTTGATAATGATTCTGATGCTTCGTTTGCTTGTGTTATAAGAGGGATAAGATCAATTCCAACTTCTGAATAATCATTACTTAATGCTCCACCTGATGGAGTATTATCAATATATGTTGTAAAGTCGTAACGATTCCAGTTAGTTGTAAGTGATGCCGTTCCTATTACTTTATAATCTAATAGAGTTGTACCATTATAACGAGCCAAATAAATAGCAACATTATTGTAATTTGAATGCGAAGTCTTTGCATAAAAACTTACTGAAATATTTTTATCATCAAAGAATTTAGCATCAGGTACAACATGTCCCACCATCAAATGATCATAGAATGTAAATCCTGGATATGACGATTGTGTTATACCAGGATATGATGCTGCTGAAGAACCAAGTGCTTTAATATCAATATAAAAATTTGGACTTCCTTCAACATCAACCTGGTAATCTGCAAATGATTGTTTTGTTATATAATAATTCTTGAATGAAGTACCACCAGTAATACCATCATGTCTTCTCCACATGTCAGCAAATGCAAGACTTCCAATAGAAGTATAAGAAGTATCTCTTCCTGTATTTGAACGCTGCCAAACTTCAAAATTGCCATTTACAAGATAATTTTGGCTTCCTGAACTTGATGATGTTCGTAAACTATTTCCTGATGAAGTTGTGATGGTTTTCTGAATATCAATAATTGAATAACCAGATGGGAAATCATAATTAATTGCAATCAATGGAAGATTTTCAATTTGACTTGATCCACTTACAAGTTGTGGATCAGCATTTCTATTGTTTAAATCAAATGTATCAGTAAGAAATATTAATCCATTTTGTGAAAATACTTCAGTATATCCAGATAATTGAAGAGTTATATAAAGATAACCACCTACTGAAATTTTTTCAATTACTACTCCAACAATATAAATTTCTTCATCTCCACCAGCTCTTGAGTGGAACCATCCACCATAATTTTTTCTATTTCCACCATCATTACCTAAATTTTCTACAGTTTCTGCATATGTTTCATTATAAGAAAGCACATCTCCTAATAATATTTCAGAATTTGCTGTTGTATAAGTTGATGTATTAATTGAAAATACAATTTGATTTGATCCTGAAGATCCGTAACTGGTTGTGTCATAATTTAGATAATTACCACGATAACTTAACACAACGCCTTCAGTGAGTGTTAAACCCATTAAAAGTGGTTTAGATACAGTTCCTGTGGTTTGGGGTTCATCATCGTCAATTTTTCCAGCAGTATTGCTATCCAAGAAGTAAATACAACCAGCACTTAAACCTTGAGTATAGATTCCTGAAAAATCTCCTGAAATTTTTCCTGAAATTACTATATTTGAATATGATGTTCCTCTTGATGATAGTAAACCTAGAACTTCAGCATTTTCTGGATTATTTGCCTTTGCAGCAGTATACCCAATAATTTGTGTAGAAGAATCAAGATAAATTCTTACTGGTGTACCAAATGTATATCCATCGGTTCCACTTGTAATACCACTTACCTGAAGATTTACACTTGGTATATTTACAGTGCCATTAAATGTAATCGTATTATTAAATGTTAATGGTGATTGAATAATTCCAGATGTACCACCTATTGAAAGTGTTAATTGACCACTTGTATCTGTAGATGCGAGTACACCATCACCACTAGTTGCTCCATATACCTTGAGTAGATTTAATTTAGCAATAATATCATTATTTTCTTTATTAAACCAATCATAAAAAGTAGCCGTGGCTCCTAGTGTTGTGATTGTGTATGTATTATTTGTAACTGGCATCTTTTACCTTTATTAAATTGGCATTCCATTTGGATATGTAAATGTATTATTTGTTTTTTGTACTATTATTTTAATATCTCCAACACCATTTTGATTAAATGTTGAACTTGCTATTGAATGATCTATTCTGTAAGCACCAGGACTATTTGTGTTTACATTTCCAGATGAATTATCATATAAACGATCATCAGACGATGCAAAAATATCATTAGTTGTAATAGTAAATCCGATAAATCCAGTTTCCGAATCTAATGAAGTATCATATGTTCTATTAATTGGAGAGTGTATCCAATAATTAACACCACTTGAATGATTATAATAATACCATCCAGAAGCAAAAGTAATAATACTACCATTTACAGTAATCATATCCGGACTTATTGGAACAGTACCATCCCAAATAATACCTGTAAAATTATCTACATCATTTATATTTTGTAAAGCATATAATGTCCAATTAGACATCATTGTATTACTGAGTTTATCAATTTTATGATAAATATCCTGCAATTCATTTAATTCAGCAGCTTGTAATGCCAAACCTGGAGTAAATCCAATTAAAATATAATTATCTTCTGTATTTTCAAAAGAAGTAAATCTTGAATAGAATGGTTTTCTACTCAGCGAGGTTGGATTTGCGATATCTCCAAATAAATCGTTTGCCATTATAATCCCTTAATCATATTTATTCTAATTATTCTAGACAAAGAACCAGATGTAGTTGTTAATTTAAGATCCCTTGATGTTTTTTTAGTTTGTAATACTTTACCAGAATATTGTTTGAATGATGGTTTAGAAATTATAGTATTTACTATAAATTCATTACCATTTGTATCAGTAAAATTTGTTAATCCAGTCAAATTTGAATAATCTATTCCACTCAAAGTAACAATAGATTCATATGGTAGTGATGGATATCCTACTAAGTATGTCGGATCATTTGTAACATTTTGTAAAATTCTAATAGTATTTATTGCAGAACCAGTTGTTGTTATCGCGTTTCCAGTACCTTTACTTGGTAAAACAGTTGGTGAACCAAATGAATCATCTCCAGGATAATAAATTGAAATTGTAGAACCGCCAGATTTATATTTACTATTATATGGTGATAACTCAGAACCAGAAATGACTACTTCACCTGTTGGAAGTTCCTCTAATGGATTAGATACAAGACCAAAAAGATTTATTATTTCTGGTAATGGAATTGAACTAGTATATAACTCATTTGTATCAAGTCTAGCATCTACCATAACATTATTACAATTTAATACATCATATGGATCAACATTTAATCCATCAATATTATCATAATTAATATTAATAGAAGCTAAAATTATATCAACTATTCCATTATTATCAAATATAGATGAATTAATACTTAATGATACATCTTTATAATTAGACCCACCATCTAATATTTCTACACCTTCTATTATAAATTTACCATCAATATTAGTATATGTTAAAAATCTTATTCTGGCATTATAACCAGTGGCAGATGTGATGGTTATTTCTGGATTTGCTATAGTAACCACTAAATCATTTGTTGTAATACCAGATAGATTTAACTGTGCTGAAATTAATGCACCATCATCTGGTCCATTATTTGCAATTTCATATAAAGCATAATATGGTGATGAAGCTGGTAATTTATTTTCACTTATCAATCTACCAATTAAATCAAATTTATCTTCAATTATATAAGTTGAATCAACACTCGTTCCTGTTTGATAAAACTTACTATAGAATTTAGGATTATTATTAAAAAGAGTATAACATTCAGAGCATTCACTAGTAAATGATGTATATAAATCACCACTACTATTTGTCTCAAAACTTATACCAGATATTGGCAACTGATTGTCTTCTTTAAAATACAAGGCACATGAACCAGTAGCATTAACATTATTTGAGCAAAATTCAGTCTGTGCTATAAATTCAGTAGTAAATGTTTGTTCTTCAAAAGTTTCAAATGAAATAACTGGAATCCACTCTGTCTTAACAAATCTTAATAAATCTCCAGTAATTCTATAGATTGGAAGCCAAGAATATCCATCTGGATAAGATTGTATCCCATATGCATGATTTGGAATATATGTGGATGCATTTTGACCTTCACGATCTATACGATTATAAGTATTATTTTGAATACAAAGATAAACATTTCCATTTTCTTTATTCCATGTATAATACGAACCAGTATTTAATTTATTCGATTTCCATGGAAAATATACATTACCTGAAGTCCAAGGTATATTATTAATTACACCTATGACATCAGCTTTGCTTACTTTTTTACTGAATGCCATGTCTCTCCACAAATCAATTGTGGATGTAGTTGATGTATTTTCAGCAGTGCTGTCTGATTGACCTACAAAAACATGAAGATGTTCAGTTACTCCTATAGAAGAGATATATGATTGAATGTCTTTAGATCTTTTAAGCATTAGTTACAACCAGTACAGGTTAGATTTTCATTTGGGCTAGTGATTCCATCAGCATAACATAAAATAATAAAATCTTGTATATTTATATTACCAAAACTGTCTTCAGTAATTAATTGATTCCAGTTTGGAAATCTATGAGTCGGACCAGTAAATCCAGAAAAACTTGCCCCACAACAACCAACACAAGAAGTAATACCATAGAAAGACAATCCATTAATTGATCCCAATGCGGCATAGGTTATATTCAATTTATATGGAGCATAATTTGCTAACATTGGATATTCACATACTGTACCGCTTTCATCATCAGGTTCTGATGGTTGAAAATCAGACAATTGCTTTCCAAATATTAAATGAGTACCAGCCGGATGATTACTCTTTCTATAAACTTCTTCTAAATCATCATTGTCATTATAATTAGGACCAACAAATACTAAATAAGAGAAATCATGATACCAATTGGTATCATGCAATCTCGAAAAATTTAGATAACTACCAGATAGATCACCCTTTTCAAGATATCCACCAGTGTCTCCGGTTCCAGTTCTAAATGTGAAGTTTGAATCTGCAAATTTACCACCATTAAGTCGTAAAATAAATTGTTTTGGTATTTCTATTTCAATATCAGCTTTATCAATTACAAATAAAGTGGTCAGTAATTTTCTTATACCATCTTCAGTACCTTTTCTATGATAAAAATTCTTACGTATACCAATAAAGAATTTTTCTAATTCTGTTCGACCAACATCTAGTGAATCTGAATCAAAAATACCAGTCAATGATTCTCCATAAACAGAATATAGATTTTTTATTAAATTTTCTTTTGTTTTTCTGACATCTATAAGATCCAATATATTCTTGGAAAGACCATACTGAGCACCAGTAAAATTATCACAATACAACCAATCATAATATTTTTGTAAAAAATCATAAATTGTAAGTACTGATTCACCACCATTTTCACGTTCTTCTTTTTCTTTTATTATCCAAAGTGGAATAAATTTAGTAATATCAAAAAGAGTCCCACAAGTTTCTAAATTATTTGTATTGAATCTTTGATCATTTTTAAGAATATTTGATGCAGATGTTGATTTATTTTGTGTGGTTAATATTTCCTCTGTCAATAACTCTATTAAATTATTGACAGCATGATTATTATTTAAAATTGTGTTTTGTAAATAAATTGGGATCATGCATCAATCTCAATTACTCTATTTGGTAATATTGTATACTTTACATTTTGACTTGTAGTAAATTTTCTATTAATAAAGTCAAGATTAACTTTTATATTTTGTGATGCTATATCATTAATTTGAAGAATACCACGTTTTACATTTATTTTACCATAGTTTAAATTTGAATTTAATTTATAATTACCATCTGCATTTAATACATAAGTTTTAAGATTAACAAGTGAATCTAGCTCACTTGAACTTACCAATGAAGCACGTAGATCAATTGTCTTACCTATTTTGTCTAAAAATGGAACAACTACGGATTTTGAAGTTCCAACTTGAATATTAAATTCATTTTCTAGATTTATATTCACACCATTTATAGAAGCATCTGTATAAGTTTTATTATAATTTAAAATAATATTAACTGATCTTACATTCGAAAAATTACTCAATATATTATTGTTTATTTCATCAGTATCAAAATTAATATTATATTTACTTACTATCGAATAATTTCTAATTAAATAATTTTTAATATTTGCAATAGTTTTTTGTTTTTCAATTGTTCCAATATCATTGAATTTTAATTGAACATCATATGTTAAATTATCTGATGTTGATTCAACATATTCGGGTAGAATTGTAATTGCACATTTGGTTTTCAAATATGAAATCAAATCAAGAATATCTGAGGTCGCAATTACATCAGTTGCAATAAAAACTCGTCCGTATTTTGGAGGAAATAATTCATCTCCACCAAAAATAGAAAAATTATCTTTAGTTACATCATATCCTTTATTTCTTAAATATACAGTAGATATAGCTAAAAAATCATTTTTGGTAATTGCTCTATTTTGGGCAGCAAAAAATTTAGGACCAATGAATTTTAAATAATCAACATCAGGACTATTTAATCCTCCAGCTGCGGTTTCAACCAATTCTATTGTATTTCCTGGTATTTCATATTCAAAATTAACAATATTGTTTGCTGCTGATCCATTAGATGTCAAATAACTTATTCTTGTATTATAAGAATCTAATACTTCGTTTCCTAATGAATTTTCTTTTCCAAATTGAATTTCAAATCCAGTTTCAAATCTTTCAACAAAATAACAATTTTGACTTAGATTTTCAGTAGAATCGCCAATATTATCAAGTAAATTCCATTGTCTCCATACACCATCACCAGTATCAATTTCTACAATAAGGGTAGAAATATCAATTGTATTATCTGCAACAAAATAAGTTTGATTTATATAATCAATCAAATTAGTTACTATTTTATGCTTTATTAATTGACGACCTTCAACGATAACAATGTTATCAATAAAATCATCAGCATTTACGTCCGCAGCATAATCTTGTAAAGTATAAAAATTATATATTATACCCGAATCATTTTTTCCTGAAAATTTAGCAAACTGAGGAATTGTTGGAGAACCACCCATTTTTATCTTTGCTCTTGCCGAAGTTTTTGTTGGTACGGTAATACCAAGTGGTTTTAATAATGAAACTATAGATTCTTCACGTTGTGCTGTGTCTAAAAACATTTCATTCGCAAGCATATTTGAATAGAAGGCATAATACATTGTATTATAACTTAATAGACTTACAATTGACTGCAAAACAGAACCTTCAAAGTTATAATCCTTTAAAGTATCTTGAGTCTTTAAAAATTCAGTAAGACTGCTCTTAATTTGTTCATAGTTAATAGAACCTAAATTAATATTATTCGACATTATCTTGTTCTCGCTATTTCTATATTAAAGGTATCTTGTACATTTAATGATGTTATTGAATACGAAATATCAATACTTAATGTATTTTCTAAAGTAGTGTAAACAATATCAATAAGTGCTATACGGGGTTCAAATTTATTGATTGCTATTCTTAAGCTTTCATCAACATAAAATTGTATAAGTTCGGGGTGTTCGAATACTGAATTGTATATATCACTTCCAAAATTTCTTAAAAATGGTCTTTCACCAAAATTTGTTAACACAATATTCTTAATTGATTGTTTAATCGCATTATGATCTTTACGTATGGCAAAATCATTAGTAAATGGATTTTTACTAATAAAAAAATTTAAATCTGAATAAAGATTTTTTTGTATTACCATATATTTTATTTATTATTGAGTAACAAGTGGTTCTGAACCTTTATTTGGATCAAAGAATGAACTGTCCCTATTTAATACTAATTCATAGTAATCAACAGCATTTCCATTGAAAACATAGTTTATAGAAGTAACCAGATATTTTCCAGTAAATCTTCTATGTGGATTCGGACCATCTGGTACAGTGTTTGGTTGTATTATGGCTACTATATCTCCGATCTTAAGTGAAGGATTGGCCTGAACTTTAATATGAAGTTTAGTGCTAAACAGCAAATTAATCTGAGCATTTCTTAATAATGGAGTCTTTGCTGGGGTATTCCAGAATGTGGCGTAAGTTCGATTGTACTCAAGATAATCCATGAACTTATCACCCACTTCAGGACAATTACAACTGGATGTACTTTCTGGATTTGACCACACACATCCAAGCCATTCTTCACCAAGATGTTCTGTAATCAGAGTACATTCTTTCATTTCTTGTTCTAATTTATAAATTTCAAGATATGATGGCTCTGCCTTTGTTGGCTTACGATTTTGTGCAGGACAATTACAATATGGATTGCCTGCGGTGCATCCAGATGTTGTTACGAATCCACCGGGATTAATGCATTTTAAATTATTTTTTGTACAAATATCTGTTGTTTTTGCAAATACTACAAACTGAGCAGCAAAATTATTATCAAACACATCTCCGTGATTTTGTTTTACTGGAGGGAAAACCATACCATATTCGGTATAACCAGATAAGTCATATTTCCAGACATCTTCAGTTAAAAGTCCAGGTCTATAAATTATATGATCACCAGATAACCACCAGTTTGTAATTTCTTTAAAATAAGCTTTTATTTCAGGATGTATTTGTTTAAAAGTATCGTTATTTTTAAATACACTTACAGTTTCATATTGATTTGTATTATCATAGAATAAATTAATATTTTCAGAATTTAATGTGTCTAATATTTCTGAAAAGTCATAATTTTTATCAAATTGAAGTGACTCATCATTAGTTGATGATCTGTTTCTATTGACAATTGAATCATAAAAATTATTAAAATAACCATAATCAGTAGTAGTATTTGCTGTAGTAATATTTTCATAATTTTTTAAATTAATAGGTAAACTTGATAAAAATATATCTTTAAACAAAGGAATGATCATAATATTTGAAGGAATATGAAATGACCACCAATTTCTACAAGCTTTTGTTACTCTATTGCTATTTAAAAAATATGATGAACAATTATTAGTATCTTTTAAATTTTTATTATATTTGCTATTTTTTAAAAACCTATATTTAAAATCTAAATATTCTGGCATACCATAAGAAAATTTACTAATATTTACCTTTTTATCTAATATGAATTCATCAGTTGTATTTAGAGCATTAGTTTCAGATATTCCATCATTTATTAAAAATGTATTATTAGCAAACAAATAAAATGGATCTGGTTCGTCATTCAATCCATAAAAAGAATTAGATTTAGGTTCATTATTTTCATAATTTGTATAATAAGGATATTTTGTTTCAAATGCAATTTCTGGCCAAAGATCCATTTGAGGTGAATCTAATCCAGACCACCACCAATAATATTCACCATCTTGTTTATAATCAGCAATTCTTTTCATGGCTACATCAAAACCATATGGATCCATACCAATCACAACAATATTTTGATTAATTGTCTGTCTTCCATTTGGTCCTGCTGTTAATGAAACAATATAAGGAAGAAAATATTCATATCCAGCATTTCTAACAAATCCTTCTGGAAAATCAGAAAGTGATTCAATTCCTATTGGTTGTTTAAATTCTATTCGTACATATGAAGCAATTTCTTCTCTTTTTAATACTGGTGGTTTTTTATCTTGTAAATTGCTTTTAAAAATATTATATCTATCGCCAAAATTTTCAAAATTAGCATTCAAAAATTTTTGTTGATAATCTAAATCTCTATTACCCAAACCAATATCTGTCAAAGATTGATTACTATAATTATTTTCATATGTTTCAATAAAACCTCTTAGTTTTCCTATTACTGGTGGACCATATTGACCAAGTGGTGGATTATTAGAAGTCAAAACATCTGATATTGATTTTAGTCTACTAGGATTAGGTAAACTTTGAAAGGATGAGTTTCCTAGATTTTGTTTATATTGTTGATCATAATATGGATGATTACCTTCTTCAGAAATATTTACAGTTTCGTCATTGAAATAAATTTTATGTAAATATTCTCCAATTTTATTATCAGATATACCGCGACTTCTTGCTAAGATTTCATATCTTGAATTACGAATTGGTTTTCGTTGTATTGATTTTATATTATAAAGAGATAAATTTGATGAAATAATATTTTCATCAATATTTTTTATTTTATTTTCTTCTTTAGAAATGAAAAAAGCTTTTCTATTTAAATATTCTTCTTTAGCTTGTTTCCATTTATCATAAAAATTTTCTTGTAATGTAGTTTTAATAAATTGAATTAATTTTATATTTTGTTCTATAACTGTTTTTTGTTTTGTTAATAATCTTTGATATACTTTTAATGTAACTGGATTTACACAAGTTTCACAAAAAGCTTTTTTATTATTAATATGTGATATTAGTTTATTATATGCATCAGTGTATGGATTTGCTAATAAAGGATTAAAATTAAAATCAGTAAATTTATTAAAATAATCAAAATTATTAAAAAAATTACCGTAACTGTAAATTGTTGGTGATTCTTCATCAAAATTATAAGTATAAGCAAAATTTCCACCAGAAGACAATATTTTTTCTTTTGAACAGTTAAATACTGATTGTGGTAAACTATATACACCAGTCTCTTCATCAAAAGCAATTAATGCTATATTGTTGCTTAACCACTTTCCATCTGGAAATTTCATATCTAGATCTATTTTTGAAGGTCCATTAAAAGCACTATATTGATCAAATTCATCATCAACTAAGTTTTCAGTAACAAATTGATTTGCTCCTTGAATATATGATTCAACATTAGATAAAAATTCATTTATCATTGTCAATCGTTTATTAAAAATAGCAACTTCAGTATCATATTGTTTAAATCCATTTTCAAAAATATGTTTTTCATAATTTGAAAAATCCGGATTTATATTATAAAAATCAGAAATTGATTCATTAAATGGAGCACTGTTGAGATCATATGATAATGTAATACCTTTATTAACACTTATCTCAGAATTATAATTATAAATATCGCTAAATGATCCTGCTGCGGCAACTTTATAATTTACTCCAAGATCACCAAATATTCCAGTTGGTCCGAATAATAATTTAAATTCAAGACTATCTTGTGGATTTGTTACTCCACGAATTCTTGCTATATCTAATTCATCTTGTATACCACCAAGTCTATCGGAAAGACAACACACTGAACATCTATAGACTTCCCATTTTCTTTTTAAATTTTTCAAATAAGAATATTTTGTTCGTTTGGCTCGTAAAGGCTCACGAATCTTTTTATGAATTGTATAGAATGTTTGTATATCTAACTCTGTCATATCATATTGAGGTATGAATACAACATCATTCCATCTTGAATCAGCAGTTTTTCCAATATGATCCCACTTCTGTGGAAATGGTGTGTTTAATTTTGAATTTGCATAGTATCCATATACATCATCATCAGTTCTTAGACTTTGAGATATATTTTTACCATTTTCAGAATATACAGAAGTTGTAACTGAATCTGGTAATATTTTATTTGTCTCAATAGGAGTCCATGATTCATAATCTCGGTGATAATTAAAATCGATTATTTCTCTCTTAAAAGATAGATTATTATCAACGAAATCTAAATAATACTCATCATAATTTGGTGTTATTTTTTCATAAAAAGATTGAAATACACTATTATCAGATAATTGCAAAATATTTGCTTCTGACATTTCATATACAGCTTTTACAGCAAATGGATAAGTTGTTTCATTTGTAAATACATAAAAATTCTTATTCTCTGGTGCATCTGCGATCATTTTTTCTACAGATTTAAAATGATAACCATCAATATCTCTCCATAAGAAATAATTGATCGCATTCTTATTATTTCTTGAAACTGTATATGAAGTAACATATTTAAGTAATTGCTCAAGACTTACTTGACCTTTACTTTTTGCCCAAGGATATGTAAGCTCATTGGCACGAATCCAGACACCATTATGTGATGCTTCAATTTCATATTCATCAATTCCAAACTTTTTAAAAACTTCATTGATTAATCCAGGAACATTTTTATTTTGTAAATTACTAATAGATGTTGCTGTTTCTTCTATAAAATTATTATCTGTTGATTCGTTAATAGAAATATATCCAACAAAATCATCACCTAGATTTAAAATGTCATATTCAGTTGATTCTGATAATATATTGTCAGTTGAAAAATCAATCTTAATTGCATTAAAATATTCAAATTGATTCATACTGACATTTGTTCCAGTATTCGTAACTTGTTGAATTGAAAATATTTTAAATTCTATTGTTTTTGTATTTGAATAAGTTATATCAGAAAATAATTCAACTATTAATTTTTCTGTTCCTGTAAGATTTAAATCACCTGACCAGTTAAATGCATCTTTAATAACAAGATGACCACCAAGAGTTGTAGAATTTATATCTTGTAAAAATCTAAATTCTTCCAGTGGATTTGCTACAGCACCATTCCATGGTAAAATATCAAAAGTAATATCATTCTTAATAATTTGAATTTTTCTAACAACAGATGCAAGATTAATTATTGACATTATGTATTCACCGTTATGGATATAGTTTTATTATTCGAATTTAATAAAGAAATAATCTCATTTACAACTAATGATACAAATTTAGGATTTAGTAATTTTATTGATCTATATTTTTCATTGTCTCTTATCAATTGTGATTGATTACTTTTAATAAAAGAAACATTTGAGTCATTTGATGATATCATAAATTTATATAAAGATGTATTATTAATAGTTTCTACATCAGATAAATCATCATCATTATTGTATATTCCTATTGCAGTTGAACTTGCATCATATGAACTATTGACTTTATATGGTGAAACAAAATTATAATTAGCATCTTGAAACTCTATTGGTGCTTCTTTTTCTGTCATGACACGCCTAATAGTAGCCCACGATTTTAATTTATTATTACCACCAAATGTTAAAATATAATCATGATTTAATTCAACACTATCTTTATTATAGAATCCTACTTTATCATTGGCCTCTAAAGTACCATTTATATCGTTTACAACAACATATCTAAATGTTTTATTATAATCTTTAATTACTGCATAATCAGATTCACTTGTTTCTACAACAGCAGTTTCCTCTGCATTTAATGTAACTCCAGCCAAGATGTCACCAGATTTTAAATCTGGCATATATTCATTAAAAAATAATATTTTTCCAGGATATTGATTTTCGATTAATTTAATCAGATAATTTTCTGATATTGGAAATTCATTATTGCTTATTATATTATTTGGTAATAAAACCAACCACCATAATGAAGAATCACCATAAAAATTTGTTGCAATATTTTCTGGAGTATCGTCATCAGTAACATAATATGTAAAAAAAGCAGAAATATTTTCAAGTGTACTTTGTTTAAAAGTAACTCTTCTAAAAATATCTACTAATGAATAATCAGTATTATTAAATGTATAAGTAAGTAATGGAAATTTTTCTAGATACATTAGATTGAGTTCTTAGATATTATATTTATTCCATCATCAAGACGATAAACTGGATCAAGTTCAGTGAATGATAACGAAAAACTTGTAAGAAGTGGTTTTGGCATATTACCAGTGTCCTGAATAGAATATGGGCTACCACCAGCAGCAGTATTAATGCTTACGCTTTTTAATACACAAAGTTGTGTTTGACCAAGCCAGGATGGATCTATCTTTCCAGTAAGTCCCATTCCTATTCCAAACCTCCAAAGTGGTGGAGAATACCCTTTATCAATTTTTATTAAACTTCCTACAGCTCCTGCTGCTGCACCTATACCAGCACCAGGTACAGCACCCACTCCTGCAAATACTACGCCTATAGATGCTCCAACCGCTGCTCCAGATGCAGCCCCCGAAGCTACTCCACCTGTACTAGAGCTTGTAGCCTTAATTGTTGGTAAAGCTAATGCATGAAAAGTATTAGCAATTAGCGCGACTTCTCTTGCCTCACTAGTTGTAGTTGCTAATAAAGTAAAACTTAAATTAAAATTTCTTTTTTCTGCATTAGAAAAAAGAGTTTGGGTATTATCAATATCTCTTCTACCTTCAGTCTGAGAAGAAAAAAGCTTACCTATTCCAAAAAATTCAGTAACCGATTCGATAGCTCCAATACCTAATGATTTTAATGAAGTTAAAGTTGTTGTATCATCTGTATATTTAACATTAGTTGAACTGACCAATTGTTTAGGAACAGGAACAAATATTGTACTAATTCTATTATCCATGCCAGAATAAAGATCTGTAGGATTCACCTGAATATAATTACTTGAAAAAACACCAGCTCCAGATGATACGGTGTCAACCCATTTTCTACAGCAAAACTTAAGAAACATAGTTTTATCTCTTTGTTCCTCATTCGAATTTACCAACTTACTTGTTGGATAAATAATATTTGGATTGAATTTCAGTGGATCTGATGTTGCCATACTAAATATATATTATGGCATACAGAACTAAATATTTTCCCAAAAATAAAAACAAATACAAAGGAAATCATGAAAATATAACATGTCGTTCTTTGTGGGAAAGAAAGTTTTGTAAGTATTTGGACGAAAATAAAAATATTATAGGTTGGGCATCAGAACCTTTAAAGATACCTTATCTTTCTCCTGTAGATAATCAGGTACATTTTTATATACCAGATTTTTTAATAGAAAAGCAAAATGCTGATGGCACAGTCGATACACTTATGATCGAAATTAAACCAGAAAAGCAAACCAAAATACCAGAAAAAGGTAAAAAATCAAAGAAAACCATGATAACAGAAACAATGACATATGCCATTAATGTCGAAAAATGGAAATCGGCAGATCAATTCTGTAAAGATCATGGAATAAAATTTAAAATTCTTACAGAAAAGGATTTATTCTAATGCCTCTAACAATTAGTGGCTATAAAAATTATGTAGAAAGTCGTAAGTTTGTTCAAAATCCATCCCATTATAGGATGACTATCTCTCCAGGTGAAACAAACAGAGGAACTTCACCAAGTATGATTTTATATCCTGATAGCATTTTGCTTCCTGGTAGAAACTTCATTAATACGCCATTTTCCTATTATGGTCCTGAATTTACTCTTCCTTTAAGAAGAGAGTATAATGAATTATCAATTAATTTCATAGTATTTCAGGATTGGATAGAGCGCGGTTATATTGAAACATGGATGGATGCAGTTATGCCTTATAATGCTATTAATTCTGGTGTACAATCTTCAGATATTTTTCCAGAAAATTTAGCCAAAAGACTTAGAAATATTCAACTTGAATTTTATTCAAGAGATAATTTTCCAACGTCTGGTCAAATGGGTGGTTTCGATGCTAATATTCAATGTTCCTTTGAATTTTTTGATGCATATCCACTTTTGATAACTCCAACATCATTTTCTTCTGAAAATTCAGGTTATACAATTTTTACAGTAAATTTTAGTTATCGTTATTATAAATTATCGGATGCAATTCCAGCAAGTTCACACAATAATAGGTTGATGTAATTATGATTCAAAAAGCATTGATTGATAGCTTACCACGTTTTTCATTTAAAAGACCCACAAATAATAAATTAGTATATTTTAGACCAATATTAGTAAAAGAAGAAAAGAAATTATTAATTTCACAAGAACTTGGAACAAGAAATGATATAATTTCTGGAATAACAGATGTTCTAAGATCATGTTATTATGATATCAATATTGAATCACTTCCAACATATGAATTTGATTATTTTTACATTCAGTTAAGGTCAAAATCTATAGGAGAAATTATAGATGCAAAATTTATTTGTCCAGATACTAACGAACGAGTGGATTTAAATCTGAATTTAAATGAAATTAAAATAACTGGTCTAGATTCATATATCAATAAGGTAAAAATATCAGATGATTTAATTTTTGAATTCAAACCACCAACATATGCAGATATAGATGATTTTGAAAAGAAAGATTTTTCATATGATGATATGATAAAATTAACAGCAAGATGTTTGGTAAATATTCATGGAAAAGATCAGACAATGGAAGCATCTTCTTATACAGAAGAAGATAAAATAAGTAGTATTATGCTTCTTACGCAGAAACAATTTAGTAAAATTATTGATTATTTTGATAATTTACCAAAATATGAATATGATATAAAATATACAACTACCGATGGAGTAGAAAGAAAAATTACATTATCAGGAATAGATGATTTTTTCACATTAGCCTCAGTCA